GGCTATCATGTTAGATACTCTTAATAGTCTAATTCGTCAATACTCTAACTCTAGTTTTCCTCTGGACATTAATCCATTACACAACCAGACCAGTGCATCAACACAATCATCGTGGGAACTAACTCCGAAATTTACAATCTCATCAGTTAGTGCCTGGAATTTGCGATATTTATTAAATAATATCTTATGTTGCTCAAATAAGCCCATAATTCCTCTGAACCTGGCAACTTTATCTCCTCTAAATCCTTTTACCGGATGCCAGAGTAAATTATAAAGTCCCTGTTCTTCTAGACATATACGTTTGAAATCAGCTTCTAATGATGCCTGATAAGCTACTGCTTCAGACCAGATGTCTACACTACTACCAGTTGGAAAGTATTTATCCTGATCTTTATGAACTATTCCCCATTCCATCATCATTTCCATTATGGCTTCCAGTTTTTCTACATTACCCATTATTCTTAATCGTTTACAGTCAATAATGTAAATCTTATCTCCTACTCTTCCACCCATTACAAAAACTGTATAGTCATTTCTTTCTCTGACACCAGCTGATAAATCAACACCAACACCTAGACAATCAAACTGTGTTGGTATCTGACCTTTGATTATTAAATCAGGTGAAACAGACATATCACTGGTTCTTACCACCTGATTCTGATACTGAAAACTAAAGCTTATTGGTGATTGTCTTCTACGATCATTAAGATAATCAAGTGACCACATCTCTGGCCAGTATGATTTCTCATCACCATTTTCATCTACAGTAACTGCTGATTGAATTATCTGTATCCAATCATTGTCGGGAATAAAAGTAGTTTGATGTATATCATCATGTCTGAATCTTGTGCCAAGACATATAGCTCTACCACCTTCAAACATAGTTGGAACAATAACTGAGTTCCAGTTATCTTCCATAGCTACACGAATATCTCTGTTCTTGATATCATCAGCTGATTTTATAGCATCATCAATAATACATAAATGAGAACGCTTTGATGTAACAGCACCTTTTAATCCTGCACAACATAAACTAAATTCTTCTTCACCAGTTGATCTTATACCTGCAAACTTCCAATCAATACTCCAATACTCATTGGAGTTTATCCCTTTGGCAATTTTTACCATAGGAAATATTTCTCTATAGATTTTACTATCTTCAATAATTCTTTTTATCGCTGCACTCTTTGGTCTGGCAACATCAACAGTATATGAAATATATAAAATCTTTAATGGTTTACGATTGAGTGCATGAACACCAATAGCCCAGGCTGTAAATAAACCTAACACTGTAGATTTAGCAGATCCTCTTGGTGCAAGTATATCTACATTTGGTCCAGCAATATTAATTAGACATTCACTATCTTGATGTGTATAAAGATGCTCGTGCCATAACTGCATATGTTCTGCAGGAGGTTTGTCCCCTACAACATCACAGAAGTATGCAAAATCTGATCGAGCTTTTTCAACATCAACTGAAGATGTTTTCTTTACAACTTGTTGTTTAGCAGCTGCACGGGCAGTTCTACGATAAACAGAATAGATACTTGTTCCAGCCATGTACTAAGACTAACCTGTTAAGACTTATGATTCTTCCTGAAGAATCTTTGTCCATACACCCATTGATGCTTCCTGTAATGGACCTTCTATAGGATCATCTCTGAAGATTAAAAGTATTTCTCTTAATGCTCTATCAGCACCAGCTAATATCAAACCTTGTCTATCTGTAAGATGTTTTTCATCTGCAAGCTGTTTTATATGTGCTCTTAATTCTTTTTGAAGCATGGATATACGAGCAGCTCCCATATCCTGTTTTACCACTCCAAGATCTATAGCTTCTCTAAGCTTTGATATATCTACTTGCATAGAATCTATTTCTATTTCAAGTATTGTGCTAAAGTTCCTTTTTTTAAATTCTTTTTTCGACCAGGTATCACATTCAGTTATAGAACCTTTATACCCTAAAAAACGAGCATAAAGATACATCTGTATTGGAGAACTGGTCTGTTTACAAAAAGCTAGATATGTTTCTCTTTCTTTATCAGATAAAGTATCTAACCAGTCGGTTATGATTTGTATGCTGATTGTGCTTGCTGGAAATCTCTATTCTCTTTATAGCGTCTAAACTGCTCCTGTTGCAAGTTAGTTTTTCTGGTCTCTTCACCAGTTTTACCAATAGTTTCTCTTCTCTGTTCTCCTTCAGTTTCTCTAGTAAGTCTGGTTTCAGCACCTGTAGTACCAATAGTTGCTCTTTCCTGTTCTCCTCTTGTTTCTGCGAGTAGACGTTCTTCAGCACCTCTGGCTCTATATCTTCTTAGATCCTGACCAGTGTAGAACTCTTCATTAATACGATCTAACTCGGCACCAGTTTCCATGTTTAATCTATTCTGCTCACCAGATATTCTTGTCAACTCAACTTGAGTTTTAAGAGACTGTGTTGGTGTAGAAACCGTTACAGGTGGTGGTGGAGCAGGTATATACTCAACTCTTGGTGCTGGTGGTCTTCCTCCCATATCAACAAATAATTAAGATCCTAATTTAATTTTAGTGCAAGAAACTTTATCTTCCATATCTTCTGCCTGTACCAAGACCTCCTATCTGAGCCCCAGCTGAAGCTTGATTAGCTATAGCCTGCATTAAAGCTGCTTCTCCTGTCTGTGCTCTTAGTCTTTGCTGAGATATCTTAGTAGGTGAAGCTTTGTCAGCCATTAAAGCACGTTGTATAGCAGTCTCTGCATATGTATCAACTATTGGTAAACTTTGTCCCATAAAGTTTAGATCTCTTCTGTTCTGCATCCTATTCTCAAACTCTCTTAATAGACTTTCAGTTAGTAACATTTTGGTAGTCTTTGTATCTCCAACTGCCTCACCTAAATCTTTTTGCTTTTCTTCTTCAAGCTTTTCTTTTTGTTTATCTAGAATCTTTTGTCTAGCTTCAGATTGATCAGGCAGATTTAAATATTCTGATACACCAAACTCAGGTAAAGGAAATCCAAACAAGTTCTTTTTAGATTCATCATATTTTGCTTGACGACCTTCTTTAGAACCAAAAGCTGTCCGATCTAAGAAATTACTTAAGAACTCCAGCGTTCTATTCTTTTTTACTTCTTCGTCATTCATTTACTGGAACTGATAGTTGGAAACTAGTGCTGTACCTGCTGCTCTTTGTGCATCCTGTGCTAATGCCTGAGCACCTCTTTGTCCCTGTAGTGTTAAGCCCTGCTGTGTTCCAAGCTGAGTACGGAATCTAGCAGCTGCCATGTTACGTTCAAAGTCTCTCTTCTTTGCTCTATCTGTGAAAGGTTCTATTGCATTAAGATTCTTTATCATTTGATTTCTTTGCTTATCACTCATCTGATCTGTGAAGTTAAGTATATTTTGATATCCACTAGTAGGTCCAAACATACCAGGACCAAAACCGGTACCATATCCAAAACCGCCTGTAGGAGATCCTAATTGTCCAGATTTATACATTTCTATTATTGCTCTGTTTTGTCCTGCTTTCTTAAGTTCATTTGCAGTGATACCAGCTCCTGCTGTTATACCTAAAGCTGCTAATATCTTTGCTACGAGAGGTATACCTCCTGCTTTAGCTGCTATGGGAACTAGTGATCCTCCTGCTGCTACTACTGGTAAAACCATTTCTTCTAATTAACTCCTTTGATTAATATTTTATAGGTAGTAATCTTTTAAAGTCCTGTAAGACTACCAACTGCTCCAACAGCTCTTCCCACCATAGCTGTCTTAGGAAATACTGAAAGTGCAGCTCCAACAGGTCCAAGTATCCCCTGGCCTTGTACTCCTTGTAGTGTGAAGCCAGGATCTGTATATCCAGTAACAACTGTTGAGTCACTACCTACTTTAAATCCTTTTGGACCAACCATTTCATTATCTGTATCATCTTCTTTACCTACTTCAGCATCTACTTCTTTCTGTTTTTTATAAGCTGCAGCTTTCTCTAAAGCTTCAGTAAATTTCTGCATTCTCTTAGGTCTTTTAGTATCTCCTATACCATCATCTTTCGTTCCTGGATTATTTTTTGCAGTGTCAAGAACACTAGTCATGCTCGGTGAAGAAGATGAAGAGCCAAGATTAGGAAGTGGTCCGCCAATAAAACTCATTACTATTCCGTGTAATCGCCTCGTTTGTACTTTTTATATTGTAAGGGGTCTTCTTTTTTAATTCTTTCTTGTTCAGCCTTTTGGAATAATTTTTTAGCTATTGCAGCAGTACCAACAGCTGCTAAAACTCCACCAGCTACTAAAGCTGGTTCTTTTAGTCCAGGGTTCCTTGCAAATACTTCTTGGAACTTCTGACCTGCAAAGTTAAGATTTTTCTTTGCAAAGTCTTTTGTTGCTCTAACAGTTTCTTCAATATCTTGTTGAGCAGTTGCTCTTATTTCTTTTGCTTCATCCAGATCAACTTTAGCTTTACGTCTTGCTGCTGCATCAGGATGCGTTCTACTAAGATCAAACTCTCTTTGTGCTCTTGCTACACCAGCATCTGCTCTACTTCTATAGTCTCTTTGTTCACGCAATCTATCTTGTAACTTTTGAGTTGGAATTTTATATCCTTCTCCTTTATAAGATGGTTCAGATTGATAAAATCTACCTGTTCTAAGACCTACTTTAGGAATTGTTCCTACTACATATTCTGTGGAACCAAGTACTTCTCCTGTTTCTTTATTTACCTTGCGATCTATACTAGAAGCACGAACTGGTTTACCAGGTTGAAAACCTCGTTCAACAGCTTCTCGTGTAGAGTCGCTAGTTACTCCAAGACCTCTAGGATCTAAAAATCTTTTTCCTGCAGTTATGGTTCCAATAGCAGCTGCTGTGCCAAGAACAGAACTTGCACTTATAGGTGCTCCTTTAATTCTTATCTCTGGATCATTTAATCCACGAGCTGTTCCTTTTACTAATCCACCAAAAGCAGTAAATGTTTGTTTCTCTGGATCTATATCTATTCTCTTACCTGCTGCTGGTTTACGATTCATATAACGTCTGTAATCAGAAATAGTTGATGGCATTACATCAGGACGTTCTTTTATAAAATCTTTATAAGCTAAAGGCTGACTCTTTTGTCCTCCAAAAAATCTAAGTGTAGCTTCTTCTGCAATATTACGAGGTTTTGCACCAGTGGGATCTTCTTCTTTAGATACAGGTGCTACAGCTTTATAACCTCTTGGTCTTAGTCCTTGATGCAATGGACCTGATGTTTCTGTCAATGTATGAAAAAGAATAGGTACACCAGCTGCTACAGCACCAGCAGCTACAGGATCTTCTAATCCTGTAAACTTACTAGCAGCTACACCTGCTTTACTTACTAACCGAAAAGGATTTGAATATAACCATGCTTTTTGTCTGTTCTTTTCAGAAAAGACATTAGAACCTAAAAAATCGGCAACAAATCTAGCTGGATCTTGTACAGCACTTCTAACAGTTCTATCTGGTCTTGGAATACCAAAACCTTCTCCGGGACGATCATATGTTCCATATGTTGTGTTTCCATATCTTGAAACACCTAAATTTTTTCCTAAAATTTGACCTACATCATCACCAAAATCGACAACATTTTTTACAGTTCTTTTTGCAGCATTAACCAAATTTTCATCGATATTACTTTTTTCATAAGCGTCAACTATTGGCTTCGCAAATCTTTTTACGAGCTGTAAACTATTTGAAAAGTAATTAGGTACTGAACCTCTCATTTATCTAGTAACTAGCTTGTCGCATCATGCTTTGAGCAAGGCTGTTTAAACTCTGCATATTAGAGTCTGGACTCATATGCATTACAGGACTAGGTTGTTTATCTATTTGAGCAAGCATTAATCTATATTCATATCTTTCTCTTTCTGATAATGCTTCTCTTGCCTGTACACCAGATAGATCTGCAGTCGATGGTCTTACAACCTGATTGTATTCTGGCTCTGCAGTAAACTTAGTTGCACCAGTAGGAGTAGTTGGTCCAGCTCCTAATGGAACTCCCTCTTCCTGCATATAAGTAGATGGAAGAAATGGGTTTGCTTGTTTACCAGGTAAAACTGTTTGTGCAATAGCTTGTCCACCTATCTGTCCAGTTACCTCACCTATCTTTCTTGCATCTCCTGGACTTAATCCTGGTAGATCAAGAAAATTCTTACCTTCCTTCTTTCCTGTAAATAAATTCAATTGTTCAGGATCACTACCAGTTGCTCTCATTGGGAAAGCTTTCTTTAATCCAGCAGTTGCACCTTCAGCAATAATATTACCTGTAGCCTGTCTAACTAATGTATCTGTTAAAGATGGAGCCTCTTGTCCTAATGCACGAGGTATTGCCTGTTCTGCAGCTGAGTAAAGAAGTGTATCTCTTAAAGCTCTCTTACCAGCCTGTTGAACTCCTTCAGACTTGGCAGCTTTTACAGCTCTTTCAACTCCCATCTGACCAAGCTGTGTAGCACCTTCTTTAAAAGCTTGTGGACTAGAAAAATAAGGACCGAGTTTCTCTCCAGCCATTACTGTCTTCTCACCTATCTTCTTTGCTGCTGCTGTTGCTTTCTGACCAATCTGTGTAGAGCCTAACTTTGAAGCTGCTGACTTTGTTGTTGATAACAATTTTGGTCCATACTTACCAGCTAAAGTTGTTGCTTTTCCTATTACTGATGCTATTGCTGGGTTCATGAAACTTTTACTCCGTCTGTTGGGAACTGCCCATTAACTGGTGGGCTTTTTGGATCTCCTTGCATATATTGTAAGACACCTTCTGCACTAACATTACGTTTTTCATCATCAGTAAGTAATCTTGAATTTCTAAATTTATTTATAAATGCATCTGACTTTATCTGTTTTCCCATGTCATTAAATTGTCCATAGCCATCTGCTTGTCCAATTAAATTTTGTCTAACAACATCTGATGTTTGATCATCAAACTCTGGAAACCTTTGTGACTGATAAAGATTGTTTGTATCTTTCATCTTGTTCGCAAACATATTCAAGAAGTCTTTAGTCTTACCATCAAAACTAATATTGTTATCAACTGGTTCCCCCTTGGCAACCAATTGTTGTCTTCTATTTCTTCTGTAGTCAAATGTTGACATAGTTTATTTCTTTTTACGTTTACGTAACTTACTTAGAGTTTTAGCTAAGTTAGCCTGACGGACTGTACGGGTGTCATACTTATCTGGATTAGCTGTTACCTTTGATGCAAACTCTTTTACATCCATCCCTCTTGCCTTTGCTTTCTTAGTAAAAGCACCGGGACGTTTGATAGCATCTTTAATCCATTTGTCTGCCATTGGATAAAACTATTTTAACAGTAGCCTTATTCAAATAAAGCTTTTTCTAGCTGTGCAACCAATAAGTCATCTACTTTGTTTCCACTCTTAGCAGCAGCCTTTTTTAAGATAGATACTACAAACTTCTTTAATAGTTCATCTAGATCCTCTGGAATCTTATCAACAGCTTTGTTTATGACGTTGATCGCAATAGGTAATAAAAATTTAGTCATTGTTCTATGTTCTTGAGTTAATTCTAATCTACTGATACTAAGAGTAATCTATTGATCGCAAGATAGCATCAGTCTCTAAATTCTCTATAAAACTAGCAGCATTGATTCGTCTTTGTTCTGGAGAAACACTCTGATCATTTTGAATCTTTTGAAGTTCTCTGGATGCATCAAATGATTCACCAGCAAAACGATTCTTTGATCCTTTCATATCAGAAGCATTATATACAGGGAATCTGCGTGTCTTCTGTTCTCTTTGTGCTCTTTTTGTAAAGTCTTCAGTACCAGTTCCTCCATCAAAAATTATTGCTGCTTCTGCTTTATTTATCATTCTTTGATTTCTTGCTCCTCCTGCTGTTGGATCATAATTTCCTGGTTTACCGGGTAAATCTGGTATAGGTTTCTGTCCTGGTGCAGCAGGTGGAAGAGTACCTCCTTTACTCCAGTCAGCTTCCATTATTTCTGATGTGAAGTTTTCTCCTTTCTGTTGTTTTTCAGTTGCATATTGTGCAGCATATGCATCAACACCTGATGCTCCTCCACTAACAATATTTATAGTCTTATCTTCAGGTATTCCCATCTGACCAATGATGTTATCCATTTCAGCTTTGAATCCCTCATATCCCCCTCCAGTACGAGTATCAAATTTATTATTATTTGCACGACCTCCTGATACAACGATATCTATAGGACCCCTTGCTCTACCAGGTGCTTGTGTAAATGATGTAGGACTTTCTGTAGGAGTTTGAAAATCACTTGCTTGTGGGATGTCACCTAGTTCAATTCCATACTTACCTATAGATGCACCTGATACAGATGGCTGACCAAAATCAGGTGGAGATCCTTCTAAGCCTCCTGACTGTACCGGATTAACAAATGATCGATTTGATGTATTATCAATCTGTTCAAAAACAGGTCTTGTTCTTGTTATTCCTCGATTACCACTTCGAGCTTCAGCTATCAATGTATCTAAAGGACTTCTAGGTGGTCCAGCAGTAAAGGCTGCTTTTCTTCCTCCACTACCTTTTGGTAGTGTTGTTATCATGGGACGTTCATCCCTAAATTCTAAAGTTTGTGGAATTATATTTCCTTCAGAATCTTGTTCATAAAATAAACGCTTTGATGTGGGTAAAGCAGCTTCTATTGATCCTGGTAAAGTTGCTGTATTTTGAAAATTAGGATTTGTAATCTTTGCATCTACACCTGGTATAGATGAGTATCCAATTGCTCTGGCACTATCAAATCTATCAGTCCCTGGAACTAATCTTGTTATAGATCCAGGTAAACCAGGTAAATATTTACCAGTAGCTGCATTTGATAATAACTCTCCAGTTCTTGCTAAATTTGTACCTATTGCTTTTGTCTCAGCCATACTTTGTTCAAGCCTGTTCATTCGTGCTTCAAAAGAAGTAGGATCACTAGGAGGTTCAGGAGGTAGCTCTGTTTTTGAACCAGATCTCTTAACACGTTCTACTTGTTCTGGAGTAAATTCTTTACGACGAAGATCATCATCTTGAACAAAAGTCTTTAATCCTGTAGATGTAACTCCTTTTATGGGTGCAGCTTGATATGGTCCTACTAATGTTTTAGCTCGTTTTTGAGGTAATACACCTGCTTGTTCATTTAGTACATCTTCTATGTATGTAAGTTCATCAACATATGCCATATCAGCTTTGATATATTCATCCATCCTACGTTCATACTCTAGTGGATTATTTATAGATAATTCTGTAGTTAATTCTGAAGGAAATGTAGGACGTGGACCCATCATTTCTTCTGCTTTTTTTGTATTATTTTTTAAAGTTGTTCTTATATCATCCAAAGTATTATCAATAGTCATCTTTGTAGCTAACTGATCAGTCAAACTAGGTCCACCAATAGTTGCTCCCATAGTGGGTATAACATTTGTATTATTTCCACCACCAGCTAGAACAATACTAGAACTTCCATCATTTATTTTTTGTGCTTTTTCTGGAAGTATTATTTGTGGTCCAGGCTCTACAAGTTTTAAAAGATCATCTATTTTTGCTGGAACTGTAGAAGCTATTTTTAAATTGCTAAGAGCTTCTCTAAAAGGAGTTTGTGGTTTTACTGCAGGACTTAAATCATAACCTGCAAATTTACGTCCTGTTATTGCTGCTTGTTCATCGGTTCTTCCTCTTGCCATAGCATTCATATAACCAAGTGCATAATCTCTTTCTCTTCCTGCTCCTCTTATAAGTGATTCTCTTGTTCTTGCAGCATCTTCTGGTTTTAAATTACTAAGAAATTTTCCATATGTACGATCAACTCTTTGTTCTAAATTACTAATATCTCCATAAGGATCTTCTTTACTAATTGCTCCTTCTGTAAAAGAAGTTTTTCCTTCTGATAATGGTGTAAATCTATCTA